TTAATTTTTCATTGCTTCGTTATGGGACATGGTTGGGGCAAACTCGCTTAACTGTGTATTTAACAAAGCTACCTGTGCATTATTGTTTTCAGACATCCATTTTCCGTATACCTGAAATACCATTTGCGCATCTGCATGGCCCATCTGGTTTGCTATAAATGCCGGGTTAGCACCAGCTGTCAGCGACCAGCAGGCATAAGTATGTCTCGACTGATATGATTTTCGATGGCGGAGTCCGGCACGTTTTATCGCTGCGTCCCACATCTGCCTTATTGAGTCAACGGTAAAATGGTCACCATAATTTTTTACTCTCGCTGACACTTCAGGTTGAAAAACAAAGGTGCATTTTTGTTTTTCTGTTCTGCCATACTCTCTGAGGTGAACATCAATGATATGCTCTTTGCTCAGTCTCGTTAATGTCATCTGACTCCGGAGAGCGTCGATTGCTGGCTTAATAAGATGAATGACCCGATTGGTTCCCGCCTGTGTTTTTGGTACCGTGAAACGGTCTTTTGCTAAATTTCTCCTGATCATCATTGTTCCATTTTTCAGATCTATGTCCTCCCATCCAAGTGCACACAGCTCACCAGGGCGAACGCCAGTATAAACAGAAACACACCATAAATTTTTTGCTTGCTGATTTCTGCACGCATCGATAAGACGGATAAATTCCTCCCGCGAAAGAGGATCCGGAATGGTTCTTGATTCCTTTAATGGCGAGATCCCCTTAAACGGATTATCTGGCAGGTAACCGTTATCAACACCAAACTGGAACACGGCGTTAAGATTTGTCATGTAATTATTTACAGTTACAGCCGATCTCCCTGGTTGTGTAACAATATAGTTACTTTTGGGGATCTGGTATCCAGTCAGTAGCTCTTTACGAACCTCCAGTAATTTTTCTTTATTAATCGATGAGGCAAGATTTTTTTCACCGATTATGCTCAGGATATTTTTGATGACGGCACGGTATGTGTTGAGTGATGTTTTGGCGACTTCAGTTTCTTTCAGTGCCAGAAATTTTTCAGCCAGTTCTTTTATGGTTAAATCTTGTCGGGCCTCACCAAATTTTTCCAGATTGCGTGAGGAGGGAAACTGTTTTGCATAGTCGAAAACACCAGTTTTTATTGCGTAACAAACAGAGGCGCGTAGCTCACCTGCAACGCGCCTGTTTTTTGCTGTGTCAGGAACCCCCAGGTTTTCCCTGACTCTTACGCCTTTATAAACAAACCAGATACGTAATTTCCCTCCATGGTTTTCCACGCCTGTCGGATATTTCATTTCAACTTTTCTCATTAGTTAGTGTGGCTTTTAGTCAAGTAAGATGACGTCTTGGTCTTGCTGATGCCTGGCGCTCAATCCAGCGATCAATTTCTTCCAGGTTGTAAAAGCATGGACTGTTATCCCATGGCATACCGTCATGAGCGACATGCTTATATTCCCTTCCTTCCATAAACGATTTTTCCCGGGCCTTTTTTAACGTACCTTTTTTTATTCCTTTCAGCGCAATTAACTGCTCTTCGGATACCCATTTGCCGGGAGAGACAATCATGATTACTTCGCTCATCGATTTCTTTATCTCTTACATCAGACGAGCGCCGGTTGCAGAATACCAGTCACAACCGGCGACAGTTGAACATTAAGAATCAGCCTGACTCGGGATCAGTTTTTGCCAGATAGCTGAAACGTATTTTGCCTGGTAACGGGCGTCATCAAGTGCATTATGGCGCTCACCTTCGAATGGAATAGCCGTTATGGCATCGAAGTCTATGGCTTTCCCCAGCTCAACGATTGTGCGTACATCGCGATCGTTGTAGTAACGCCACGGGCAGGGGATCCCCTGCCGTTCGTATGAGCGGCGCAAAATCGTGTTGTCGAAGTTGGCTCCATTTCCCCAGACATGAACAAAAAATTCACCGGAGTTTTCGTCGATAAATTCCCGCAATTGTAACAGTGCATCATCTAACGGGATTTCATCGGTCATAATGGCAGATTGCGCTTCGCGTGATTGTTTAAGCCACCATTTAATGGTGTCCCGATCAATGACTCCGCCAGCAGTTTCCAGATCGATAGTCTTACTAAATTCCGGTCCCATATCTCCGGTTTGCGGATCGAAAAATATTGCACCTATTGAGATAATCGGGGCATCGGGATTTTTTCCCATGGTTTCAAGGTCGATCATCAGATGAATCCCCGCTCTGCTGGTGGATGTGAGATTATGATGACCGTTCACCTTAATTAAGGGATCTGACGCCTCGCCAGTTTCACTATCGCTGGCATGATGCTGATTGCCGCCAGTGTTCTCCTTGTGCTGATGCGCAGTGCCTTCCATTTCCTCCGGATCATTTTCCTGAACTTCAGGCTGATTCTCTCCATCGAATATTTCCTGGTATGTTGCGTCACCCATCACCGCACCACAATCAGGGCAGTTGCCGCCACCGCTATGACCGCAGGCGGTGCAGATCTTTTCCGGTTCCTGTTGCACTACTGGTTCAGGTTGTTTCGTTTCTGGCTCGTTTTGTTGCGTATTTGGGCTGTTTTGTTCCGCTTTCTGGTCGTTCTGTTCCGTTTCTTGCTGGTTCTGGTTCACAGAATCGCGAGTCTGGATCCCCTTGACCCATTTCGGATCATTAGGGTCGCTAATCCCCTCAACAAATTCACCACGCGATACAGCAAGTAACTTATCGGCGTCAGGCTGGCTGATATTGGCTGCCTGCATAATTTTGTTTACTTCGTCAGCGGTGACTTTTACTTGGTTAGCGGAACTCACCTGCGACTGAGCATCCAGCGACTGCGCGTTCTGGCAATGTTCAGTTGTATCCGGTTCCATTGTTTCAGTTGTTGCCTGTTCACCTGCCATTGCGTCAGATGGTTGTGGTTTTTCTTCTTCTGTTTCACGCTCAGTAACCACCTCGCGGTTAATTTCTTCCAGGATATCTTTTTCCGGCGTATGCCTGGCAGCTGTGAGAGTTTCCTTGCTGGGGTTCTCGTGATCAGTTTCCGTCAAATAGGCGTTGATATACCCCTGAAGGCGTCCCGGGTAGTGATAAAATTCAGGGTGTACGCTTCGGATAAGTGCAAAAATAGCGGCGCGGGAATAGTCCAGAATACCCGGGGTTGCACGAAGTGCTGCGGACCATTCTTTGAACGGACTTTCTTTTTTCAGGACGACTTCTTTTGCGCGACGATAAACGCTGCCCGGAATTTCATAAATATTAAAATCCATCGGAAGTGTGGCTGCTGCAATCTCCACATCCAGTGTGTCGAGGGTGTGTACTAAATTCGGATTGCGATCGGTTTTGTTCCCACCGCCAGCATTAGCACCGGAAGCCGTGCGGGTGATGCGTGAAACACGATTTCCTTTCATCCACTCTTTTGTCAGCAGACCCCGATCAGTGTAGTCAGCGTCCAGGTATGCTTCGAAAAAAGCAGTTATTAGTCCCAGGTCTGAATTACCAGGATTAGGGAAAACTTTGTCAGTGTCACGAACCAGTTTGTGGAGGTCGCGAATCTCCAGCGAGTCGAGCAGACTGGTTTTATGCGAAATAGCCAGGGCAGTAACAGCCGGTAGTTCTTCAGCCCGTGCAATGTGTAATGCCTGGAGTTCGTCGCGTGAAATGTGCGTTACTGGTTTTTCGCTGCCGTGTTGAGCAAGCCAACGAATGGGCAGTTCCTGACCGGAGACAGGCAGAAGCATGCTCTCCTCAATCTCAGTCATGTCTTCGCCGTTGATGTTGGTATTATCAGTGCTGGCTGATTTGTCCTGAACAGAGGGGGAAGGGCCGATAAATGTCATTGTGATGCCATCTTTCCCGCCTTTTTCATAGCGGTTGCAGAATTCAGTATCAAACACGCCTTCTGGCGGAAGGTCGTCAACAACGGGCAAATTGACGCGGACGGGTTTTTTAAAGTCGTCTTCATCATAATCGTTGTCATCCATTGCGGTAATGCAGCGGGAGATTGCAACAGATAATTTTTTTGCTGTAGTCCAGTAAAAACCACCTTTAATTCCCAGGCGTTTTCTTACTTTGTCATTTTTTGCTTCGCAATATAGTGCAAATTCTTCTTTATCAGTGCTCATTATTGATAAACCTCATCACAGATTTAAGGGTGAACAAATCTCTGCCATTGCTGACATATAAGAATGAAACTGGATATTTATTACGGTGCTGTTTTAAAATCCTGCCGGGATTTCGTTATTATCCTGGTGAATAACTTTATCGACCGGATAACAGTTGCCTGGAATTTTCTGTTCGGTTGCTGCTGCCATACATTCCTGCATTGTTCTGTGAACACTGGCTGCAATATCAACTGGCTCTCCGGAAACAAGAAAAACCGTCAGAATAAGTGCAAATACTGGATTCATTGTGCACATCCTTTTGGCATCAGACGTAAACGGGCCAGCATTGAAACAATGCATACTTTATTTAATAACTCCCGTTCGTGTTTTCTTTTGTTAATGGCCTCTTCAGTAAATACAGGATTACTGATAGTGACACCAATTTCAAAACAACCTTCAGACGTATTAACGTTTGGTAATAACGTTTTCATTATCGCGCCCTCAACAATGAGTTTTGTGATGCGGTGCCTGGTGCCTCCAGGTGACGTTAACCAGTTAACAATTAACGCCGGATACAGAGAATCCACCCATAACACTGTTTTTGGTTTTAACTGTTCCGCGTGCGCTTAGCCGCATTCACCGCATCACAAAATTCACTTTAAAAACGGCGGCAGAGCAGTCACGGAGTAAAACTGATACCGCCAAACGTCACCAGAAAATTGATAACAGAGGGCGTTGCAGCGGGGTTGTCACTTAAGCGTATGGTCAACCTGACAACCCGGTGTCTCAACGGGGAAGGAATAACCACGCCATACTTACCGCCGCGCCATTTCGCGGAGTGCCACAACCGGAAGCGCACGGTCGACGAAAATTTAACGACAGGCTATCTATGAACCAGCTACCTCGCCGTGCGCTTTCGCGTTATGGTCTGACTTTTCAGGGAAATATCCTTTCAGTAAACTGTCTGTGCCGGATGTTCGCCCGTGTCCGGCGCACGCACTCCACCTGACCAGTGGAGAACTCCTTAATTACCAACCTTAGCCTCGTTGGTTAGCTATTAACGCTGGCATGTAATCATTCTGGCAATGCTTAATGCCGCTGCTTTTTCCAGATTGGTGATATCCTGCTCCAGAGCGGACAGATTTTCAGCCTGCTTAGCCCTAGCTTCATTGGCCCATTTCAGGTCTTGCGCTGCATTAATTTTCTGGCGCATCCACTCATAAAGTTCATCATCGGTATAGTCTGGCGCGATGATGACGGGTTCTCGTTTCTGCATACTGATTCCTCGCGGTGCTGCTTCGCTTATCAGCCATTAGATTTTGCCGAACTGGAAAGCGCCTGTTTAAACTCACTGAAGCTGAGAGCTTCTTCGCCTTCGGCAAGGCCTTCGAAGTATTCTTCGTAAGCCTTTTCCATGACTGTGTTGAAATCCATATCACTCACCTTGATTTCTTTCTAGCCAGCGACGCGCGCCAGATTCGGTTTTAAACGTTTTACTTTTGGTATACGTCATCGCGGTGAACGTGCCGTCCTGGTTGGGAAACACGCCGTACACCAGAGATTCGTTGTTGCCAAGATCGATAGTATCCATGCTGACCTCATTTCCCCTTAACGCCGGGGTAGCGGAACAAAAACCTGCTGCATAGTTATTAAAGTTGAACCCTGCCGTCATGTTCTTACGCCTCGGGCTGGCTACTTAACCCCTGACCACTGCCTGGTAACTCGAAGTATTGCCATGCGTTCTGTGGGGCGGGGTGGGTATAAAACGAAGTTTAGAAAAACAAACATAATGAGTCAATGTTTTTTTAGCTAAACATTTTGGGCAGGCAGCTGTTAAGCCATCAATATGATGGCGTACAGTTAATTAAGGAGGGTTAAATATCTTGTTGAATTTTAAAGCAGACACCTAAAATGCAGGATAGATCATCTAGCATGATTGATGGGTAGCGTTGATTCGATGGTACTAAAAGAATATCAGGACCTTCTATTTCCAGTTTTCGAATGACAGGAATAGAGGTTCCTTTGGGTAATGCTAGGACAATATTACCATGTTGTGCGGTACGATCTGGGTCGACAAAAACAGTTGAACCATTAGGAATTGATACACTTCCGCCAGCGGCAGACATACTATCGCTTTCTAGAACTACTGCAAAGGCATTGGCAGGGATTTCGCCAGCAATCTGCACACTAGAGGGGGCTAAGGTATTTTTCATATAATCACTCCAGCTTGCTGCCTGCTGAAGTGATAGTAACGGAACCATTTTTACTGGTGGTAAAGATAGATCACGAGATTCACTTATATTTAACACACCTCCATTTAGGAGCCAATTTTCACTTACATTCAAGATCTTGGCTAGAGAAGTTATGTAGCGAGATGATGGCGTGCCTCCACCATTTATCCATTGACTGACAGAGCCTTTTGATGCGCCTGTGGCGCTGACAAGGTCTTTTCCTTTCAGATTTAGCGCGTGCATACGCTGAGTAATGCGTTCAGATATTGTTTGCTTAGTCATGTTTCGATTTTAAAACACTAAAGGTTTTGTTTCTTGACTTTCTTTGGTTTTGATTATTAAACTTTGTCCGTTCAGTTTTATGGAGCGAACAATGAAAAAATCAGAAGTTTTAGGATATTTTGGCGGTGTTGTTAAAACGGCCTCAGCACTAGGAACGTCAAAAACCACTGTCAGCATGTGGGAAGAGGATGTTCCGTGGAAATGGGCACTGCTCATTCAGGCTGTCACTGGTGGTGCGCTCAAGTATGAGTTACATGTACCGACGGTTACCATTCCCTCTGCTGATTGTAAGTCGATCTCTGTTCAGGGAGATGATTCATGAAAATCAAGCATGAACACATCCGCATGGCGATGAATGCGTGGGCATATCCTGACGGTGAGAAGGTGCCAGCTGCTGCTATTGCCAGAGCGTATTTTGAACTGGGGATGACATATCCCGAGTTGCACAACGACGACAGGCACAACGCGCTCTATCTCAACACCCAAAAGATTTTCCGTTGGCTGGATAAAGACACTCCTGATGCTGTTGAGAAAATTCAGGCATTGTTACCGGCAATCGAAAAGGCAATGCCGCCTCTGCTGGTGGCCCGTATGCGCAGTCACAGTTCTGAGTATTACCGGGATATTGTCGAACGGCGGGACAGGCTTGTTAAGGATGTGGATGACTTTGTCGCGGTGGCGATTGCCTGGGGCACCATGACTAACAGTGGTGGTCAGCCAGGTAATGCTGTTGTGGTGCATTAACTCGAGATCCTGGAGGGTTGCATGAGTAGTAAGCTTCATGGCCTTGTCTGGGAAGGGTGCGCCTTCACGGGCATGATCTTATCCCGGGTGGCGGTGATGGCTCGTCTTGCGGATTACAGCAACGATGAGGGTGTGTCATGGCCTGCCATTGAAACTATCCGTCGCCAGATCGGAGCCAAAAGTGAATCAACCGTGAAATCGGCTATTGCCGAACTGGCAAAAGAGGGCTGGCTGACTAAGGAAGAGCGTAAGGTCGGTGGGCGTAGTGTAAGTAATATCTATCGGCTTAATGTGGAAAAACTCGAGGCAGCGGCAGCGACTGCGCGTGAGGCATATAAACCGAAAAGAAATATTAGCCCGGCAAAAAATGACCCGTCAAATATTGACCAATCAATGGTTGACCCGTCAAATTCTGAGGGGTCAACCATTGATAAAAAACAGCCGATTAGGGGGGCGATGATTGACCCCGATCCGTCAGTATTAAAACCTGATCCGTCAGATAAAAGATCTTCTTGTCCGGACGTTTCACTTCCGGACGAAAAAAAATCATCTCCGGTTGAACGCTTTCTGGATAAACACCCTGATGCGCATACGTGGAATGTGCCGAAGCGACAGTGGGGAACCCGTGATGATATTACCTGTGCGCAGTGGATCTGGGGGCGTGTTGTTGCGCTGTATGAACATGCAGCCAGTGATGATGGTGAGGTTTCTCGCCCCAGAGAACCAAACTGGACGACCTGGGCTAACGATGTCCGGATGATGCGCATGCTGGATGGCCGCAGTCACCGGCAGATTTGTGAAATGTTCAGTCGAGTGCAGCGGGATCCTTTCTGGGTAAAAAATATCATGAGTCCGGCAAAACTGCGCGAAAAATGGGATGAACTGGTCATTCGTCTTGGGCGTGGTCCTGCACAGAGTTGCGTGAATCATATTTCTGAACCGGACACTGAAATTCCACCGGGTTTCAGGGGGTAACTGACCATGAAAGATATCGCGACAGTTGCAGTTGGTATTCTGGAACGCATCCGCAGACTGGCTCCTGAGCACGTTCCCGTGCCGTACAGTACGACGGAGGAGTGGCGCGAGTGGCAACTTGCCGAAGGCCGGAAATGCTGCGAGGAGATTAACCGCCGGAATCGTCAGTTGCGGGTGGAAAAAATCCTGAACCGTTCGGGCATCCAGCCGCTGCACCGCAAATGTTCGTTCGCGAATTACCAGGTGCGGAACGACGGGCAGAAACATGCGCTGAGCCAGGCCAAATCCATCGCTGAGGAAATGATAACCGGTTATACAAACTTCGTGTTCAGCGGGAATCCGGGAACCGGAAAAAATCATCTGGCGGCGGCTGTGGGTAATCGTCTGCTGAAGGCCGGTAAATCCGTGATAGTGGTCACCGTGGCGGATGTGATGAGCGCGTTACATGCCAGCTATGACGATGGGCTGTCAGGGGAAAAATTTTTGCGGGAACTGTGTGAAGTGGACCTCCTGGTTCTTGACGAAATTGGCATTCAGCGCGAGACAAAAAACGAGCAGGTGGTACTGCACCAGATTGTTGACCGCCGGACGGCATCACTGCGCAGTGTCGGGATGCTGACAAACCTGAATCATGCCGCAATGAGCACGCTTCTTGGTGAGAGGATTATGGACCGGATGACCATGAACGGTGGTCGCTGGGTGAGTTTTAACTGGGAAAGCTGGCGTCCCAATGTCAGCCATCTGAGTGTGGCGAAGTAATTTTTATCCGGAGGAAAATTTAATGGAAACCGTTTTTGACGCACTGAAAGCACTGAAAAAAGCCTCGTCGCACGAGATTGCAGCCCGTCTTGAAATCAGCCGTGACGATGCTGTTACCGAACTCTGGAAGCTGAAGCGTCGTGGTGAGGCTGATAACAAGGGGTCGATGTGGTGGCCGACGAGTGAGGCAAGTGAAGCGGTCCCAAAAACCACAGCAGAGATGCTGATTAACGCGATTGAACAGCATGGTCCTCAGTCGGCTGACGAACTGGCGTTAATGTTCGGGATTACCTCCCGCCGGGCGAATTCATCACTGGCGATGGCAATCAGCAAAGGTCGTCTGATTCGCGTTAATCAGGACGGTAAATATCGTTACTGCATACCGGGCGATAATTTACCGACAGAGCTGAAAGCTGCATCGGTAACGGAAACCGATGGTAAAGCCTTTCCTCAGCCAGCAGGTGTTGCGTTACCAGTCCGGGAAGCGGAAACACAGGAAGAAATTAAAACTGAAAGTGTGGCGGTCACAGTGCAGTCACAGCCGTCGTTCACCAGAAAGCATCCGGATAGTCTGATTTTACCATCGCTGCATGTGGCTAACCGCGAACTGCGCCGGGCAAAAGGTCAGGTTCAGAAGTGGGAGCGAGTCTGTGCTGCGCTGCGTGAGCTGAACAAGCACCAGGATATTGTTCGACAGATTACTGATTCATCCTGTTGTGTTGCATCAGAAAAGTGATTGCAGGGGACGCTGATGGCAAGAGTATTTACACCAGAAGAGCGGGAAAAAATTAAGGGGCAGGTTGTTGAACTCGTACGCCAGAGCGGTCGCGAGACGTTACGGCAACTGGAAGCTAAAACAGGTGCAACAAGATATCTGGTGAGCGTTCTCGCCAGAGAGCTGGTTGCCAGTGGTGATGTATACAACTCTGGCTACGGGTTATTTCCGTCTGAACAGGCTCGTAAAGACTGGCAAAACGCCCGCAAAAAACTTTCAAGGGCAAAGGCGAAGAAACCGGCTGTGGTTGATCCGGACCTTATCTGGTCATTACCAGACGGAGAAATACGCCGCTACGACAGGCGCCTGAACATAATCTGTCGCGAGTGCCGGAATAGTGAAGTTATGCAGCGTGTGCTGGCGTTTTATCAGGGTAATTTTCAGGAGGTGATGGCGTGAGGGTGAGAGTTTATATTGCCGGTCCAATGACCGGGTATAAAAATTTCAACCGTGAGGCGTTCCACAAGGCGGAAGAGGAACTGAAACGGGAAGGGCATACAGTCTTAAACCCGGCAGTACTTCCGGACGGGCTGACACAGCCACACTACATGGATATTTGCATGGCAATGATTCGTTGTGTTGATGCGATTTACATGCTGAAAGGCTGGCAGCGGTCAGCAGGCGCTAAGGCAGAACTGGCGCTGGCGGAGAAGCTGGGGCATGCAGTTATTTTTCAGGAGGCAAACAGTGAGTAACCAATGGCGACCAGATATTTGCCCTATAACCGGACGTGCATTTTTCATGTGGATTGAGCATCCGACATTGGGAAATGTGCCGACGTATGGTGGCCCATTAGATAGCTACACCATCCCAACAAAGGACAGCGACGGTGAGTTTTCATGTGAGCGTTACGATCATGATTTCGGTGGCTGGGTAGAAAGCGAATGTCTTGGGTTATATCTGATTGATGATAAAGAACAATGCAGAGTCTACGAACTCGAGGAGCGCGTTAAAGAGCTGGAAGCGCGGGAAATAAAACCGGCCAAGGGCGAAGTTCTTGTCGTTGTATCTGGTTTTACTGGTTGCGGAAAAAGCGCCATTGCCGGGGAAATAGAAATCGCGATGAAGGCTATTGGTGTACCGGTTCAGTGGACTAATGGCGATGCAGAAAAGCGCATGACAGGAGCTGACTGGCTGACAGCAATTGAGATGTACAAACCAACTGTGCGCATTGTGGAAGTTAATGTGCCACGCGTCGCTGGCATTCGCATCAAAGGAGAGTGACGTGGAAATAAATCCAGAAGATGAGTTAAGCAATATCGTTTTATTTCCGGTAAAAGAGGATGACCCACGTAATCAGGTTAATTTTATTTATGAGCCATCGGAAAGACCATACTGCCATCACGCCTCTGTCCGGGTTGATGAAAAAGAGCGTCAGGTCCGGTGCAAAATATGCGGTGCGGTGGTGGAACCATTTGACTGGATGCTCTCTGTGGCGAAAAGAGAAACCAGACTGGCGGATGATGTAAAGCTATTGAGGCAGGAGGAACGGGAAAGGCGTAAAAATATAGAAAAGCTAATCCAGATTGAGCGTAATGCGAAAGCGCGGATACGCAGGGCGACAAAAACCAGGCCAGAATAAACAATATTATTATCGAAAATAAAATACTTAACAGGATGAATATCTATGTCAAATATTCAGAAAACCATTAACACTGAAAAATATAACGAGTGGGTGAAAAAATTCTCTGAGCAGGTTTTTAAAATTACTGGTGACGAGAATGCGGCAAAAAATGAATTAGAACCGTGGACACTTGAAGGAACCGACCCAAATTATTGCTGGTGGGAGGTTGATCCGGTTGATGCTGCAAATGAAGCCATGAGTTATTACGACGATTAATGTCTGGAGGCAGCCCGAAAGGGCGGTAATGAAAAATGAATGAATTAACCAAAGAATGGTTACAGAACACGATTACCGGAATTGAATCGATAATGGACGATACATCGTTTGTATGTAGCGAAATAGCATTCGAAATCGGTAAGGTTAAAAACGTACTTACCGCATTTAAAATTGCGCTGGCATCGCTGGAAGAAGAGCCGATAGCGTGGCGATATCGCTACGTGAAAAAAGGTGTTACGGACTCTCAGGGGGAGCTGTGGGTTGGTGACTGGAAATATGTACCGACAAAAGAGGATTGCAACGACAGGCCGAACTATGAAATTCAGGCGTTATTCACTTCCCCGCCTGTGCCAGTAGTACCTGAAGAAAAACCAATGCCTAACCCTCTTAAAATGTACGCGGTCGATGCTGTTGCCGCTATTGCAGAGGTGAGAGGCTGGAACGCCTGCCGCGCCGCTATGCTTCAGAGTCAAGATAGTGGCATCAAAGATGGTTGGATAAGCTGTAGTGAGCGAATGCAGGATAGCAAAACAGGTGTTCTTGTTGCGCGCGAGCTTGACGGGAAAGGTGACTGGCGAATGAAATGGGCGACTTACATCCCGGGTCATCCTGACGCTAATGACGGGTGGCTAATTCCTGGGGCGTCATGGAAACCGTCACACTGGATGCCACTGCCAGAACCGCCGCAGGAGGTGAATCAATGACCTGGCCTGAAGCATTCACCACGGTAGGGATTGCAATGGCGGTGGCACTGGTGGTGTATTCGATTTGCAGCTGGGGATGATAAGTAGCACGGTGCGGGGCATTGTTTGCCCCGCTAATTTGATTATTTATTTGGGGGTAATATCCTGAAGTGTAGCGTTTATTTCTTCGCCTGTATCTGTATTTCTGAGTTGATATGTAATGTCGTCGTTTCTAATAATTTGCACTAAAAGCCATTCTCCATTTTTTTCACGTAAGTGAACAGTACTGTTTTCTGATATACCATGAACAGTCATTTTTATACCTTTTGTGTTGTGTGAACGATGAGTATAGTCAGAAATGAGACTGTGAAGGGGGATAGAAAATAATAGTTTGTTTTTGTAGAATCGCTGCGGGTGCTTGGGGCTATCTGTCTCAGGCATGAACACCAAAAGGCAGATAGAGAAAAGCCCCAGTTAACATTACGCGTCCGGCAAGACGCTTAACATTAATCTGAGGCCATATCTATGACTTGCACGCGTAGGTTAGCCTCTTACGTGCCGAAAGGCAAGGAGAAGCAGGCTATGAAGCAGCAAAAGGCGATGTTAATCGCCCTGATCGTCATCTGTTTAACCGTCATAGTGACGGCACTGGTAACGAGGAAAGACCTCTGCGAGGTACGAATCCGAACCGGCCAGACGGAGGTCGCTGTCTTCACAGTCTACGAACCTGAGGAGTAAGAGACCAGGCGGGGGAGAAATCTCCCGCCACCTCTGATGTGTCAGGCATCCTCAACGCACCCGCGCTTAACCCGCTTCGGCGGGTTTTGTTTTTTCCTGGCATTCTGGTTTACAATTCGCACGTCAGCCTGAACAACTGGCACCTGCTGCGCCAGCAGAGAAAACTTATGGCGCACGATACCAAATTACACAATTCTGATAATTCAGCCGTCTTTGCCAGCAGGCACGGGCGGCGTTTTCACGCGTTTAAAACTCGCTGGTTTCAGCACCCCCCATGCACAGAAAAGCAGGCTGACTGGATAATTCAGGCTTATCGCAGGCGCGGATATGAGGCTTATAAAACCCTCAGTATTGACTACCGGAAATGGATAGTTTCTGTGAGACTGCCTTATTCAGAGCACCCACCGCGCCCATCCCGCACATACCAGCAACGTATCTGGAGGTAACGTGCGGGTATTACTTCGACCTGTGCTGGTACCGGAACTCGGGCTGGTGATCGTTAAGCCGGGCCGTGAATCCATGCCGGTATTCCACAATACCCGGGTACTGGTGGAGCCGGAACCGAAAAGCATGCGTAATCTGCCGTCCGGGGTCGTTCCTGCCGTTCGCCAGCCGCTGGTGGAAGACAAAACATTGCTGCCGTTTTTCAGTAACGCACGGGTGATTCGTGCTGCTGGTGGTGCTGGTGCATTGTCTGACTGGCTGTTGCGCCATATTAAATCCTGCCAGTGGCCACACGGCGATTATCATCACAGCGAAACCGTCATTCACCGTTATGGTACCGGCGCAATGGTGTTGTGCTGGCACTGCGACAACCAGTTGCGTGACCAGACCTCCGAATCACTTGAGCAACTTGCTCACCAAAACTTGTCAGCATGGATGATTGACGTCATTCGTCACGCAATGAATGGCACACAGGAGCGGGAATTATCGCTGGCTGAATTATCCTGGTGGGCGGTCCGCAATCAGGTGGCGGACGCGCTACCGGAAGCGGTATTACGTCGTTCGCTGGGGTTGCGTGCGGAAAAAATCCGCTCAATGTACCGTGAAAGCGACATCGTACCGGGAGAGCAGACCGCCACTAGCATACTGAAACAGCGCACAAAAAATCTTGCGCCGCTGCCTCACGCCCACCAGCAACAGAACCCACCACAGGAAAAGACGGTGGTCAGCATTGCCGTTGATCCTGAGTCTCCGGAATCTTTCATGAAACGACCTAAACGTCGCCGCTGGGTTAACGAGAAATACACACGCTGGGTGAAGACACAGCCGTGTGCGTGTTGTGGTAAGCCAGCCGACGATCCCCATCACCTGATTGGTCATGGTCAGGGCGGAATGGGGACAAAATCTCACGATATTTTCACGCTACCGCTGTGTCGGGAGCATCACAACGAGCTTCATGCGGATCCTCTGGCGTTCGAAGAAAAGCATGGTTCTCAGGTTGATTTAATTTTTCGTTTTCTTGATCACGCCTTTGCAACTGGCGTGCTTGGGTAAAAGAGGTGACTGATGCTCATAGATTTGGTTTTACCTTACCCGCCGACGGTGAACACTTACTGGCGACGCCGTGGCAGCACATATTTTATCTCGGAGGAGGGAAAGCGTTATCGCCGGGCTGTGGCGCTTATTGTTCGCCAGCAGCGGCTGAAATTAAGCCTGTCCGGAAGGCTGGTAATCAGGATTATGGCAGAGCCACCGGATAAGCGCCGTCGCGACCTGGACAATATCCTGAAAGCGCCGCTGGATGCGCTGACGCATGCAGGACTGTTAATGGACGATGAGCAGTTTGATGAAATCAATATTGTACGTGGTCAGCCAGTATCTGGTGGACGGCTGGGTGTGAAGATTTACAAAATTGAGAGTGAGTGAGCGTAAATATGATATATCCGGAAATTACAGGCAAAAGCGGCGAACATTTACGCCTGAACACGCTGGAAGCAGTCTGGATCCAGGGGAAATTACGGATGTGGGGGCGGTGGTCGTATATCGGTGGGGGTAAATCCGGAAATATGTTTAACCGGTTACTGGTTTCGAAAAAGCTGACGAAAACAGCAGTTAATGAGGTTTTGCGCAGAATGAAGAAATCCGGGCTGGAAAAACCGGAACTTGAGGCATTTTTTCGGGATATGACAAGAGGAAAGCAGAAGAGCTGGTTGTCACATTGTACAGACACAGAGGCGTTGATTATTGATCGCGTTATCAGTAAGGTGCTTGGGGAATATCCCGGGCTAATCAATGTTCTCCGGCAAAGGTACGAAGGACGGGGAATGAGCAAACTGAAAATGGCCGAAAGGTTAAATGCAGATCATCCTGATTGGTCGTTGGTTACGTGCAGACGCCGAATTGATCAATGGTTGGGGGTATCTGAATTTATGTTATATGCCCCCATGCGCATGGCTTTTGTTACAGAGAAAAATGTTGCAAACTGA